GTGGCTCAACCTCTGGCGGCGCAATCTTGGCGCGTGCAAGGACATTCGGATGATGATCACCACCACCAAAGGCAACATGGATGAGTCCTTGTTGCAAAAGTCTGTTGGTTCGATTGAGAACGACAAAGAGATCATCAGTTGGGTTGAATATCGTTTGGATGACGAGCTGGTACACAGATCAGTCCATGTTGTGTTGAAACAAAGTGTCGCAGCCGATGGCGTTGCGGCAGCAATTGGATAAGGAATAAGACCGTGGCCAATACTCAATCCATGTGTACAAGTTTTAAAGGTGATTTGCTGACCGGCATTCACAATTTCGGCACAGGTGTTGTGCGTGCATCAACTGCCGCTGACACTTTCAAGGCGGCTTTGTACTTGGACAGTGCCACCATCAATGCCTCTACAACCGCATATACGACCACTGGCGAGGTTTCGGGTTCAGGCTATACCGCAGGTGGTGTCACCGTCACATTTGGCACTGCACCGAGCACCAGCGGCACGACTGCCTTTGTCACGCCAAGTGCCAGCATCACATATGCCGCAGTTACTTTGTCAACCGCATTTGATTGCGTGTTGATCTATAACTCAAGTCAATCGAATAAAGCGGTGAGCGTGCATACCTTTGGCAGTCAGACCGTGACGGCAGGAACATTCACACTGACCATGCCTGTCAATGACGCAAGCACCGGCCTGATCCGGTTGGCTTAACCGAGGAGCAGCGGCATGGCTGCTTATGGAACAGGCTACTATGGACTTGGTGTCTATGGCATAGGCAATGTTGTCATCAGTGGCAATCAGGCGAATCTTGCCATTGGCACGCTGCTGGCCAGCCGATCAATTCAAGAAGATGGCACGATTGCCACTGGCAATGTAGGCACAGTCGGCATCAACAGGACTGTGGCCATCACTGGCAATTCAGCCACTGGCGCTGTCAACTCGCTATTTGTTTCACCGATCATCACAGGCAATGCAGCCACTGGTGCTGTTGGAACGGTGATCGGTGCGGTTCTCACACTTCAAGACATCACAGGCGTTGAGGGTACAGGCGAAGTTGGCACAATCGGTTTCAGTATGTCTGTCGTGGTGTCGATCAGTGGCGTTGACGCGGCTGGATCGGTTGGCACAATGACTGGATATGGATGGGGTGTTGTGCCTGATTCCTCGGAATCTTGGACACCAGTTTCAGACACCTCAGAAAACTGGTCTGATTTAGCAGACAATTCAATCACTTGGCAAGAAGCCGCGTAAGGGGTACAGATGGCAGATACAACCACCACAAATCTATTGCTGACAAAGCCAGAAGTTGGCGCGTCAACAGACACTTGGGGCACAAAGATCAACACCGATTTGGATAGTGTTGATGCCGTTTTCGCTGCCGCAGGCACTGGCACATCAGTTGGCTTGAACATTGGCGCAGGCAAGACATTGGCGGTGGCAGGCACAGCATCTGTCTCTGGCACATTCACTGTCTCGGCAACCGATGCCATCAAGATTGCGTCAGGCACTACGGCACAGCGGCCAGGTTCACCAGCAGCCGGTCAACTCCGATACAACACAACCCTCGGCAAGTTTGAAGGCTACAACGGCACTGTGTGGTCTTCAGTGGGTGGTGGTGCAACTGGTGGCGGTGCTGATACGGTGTTCTATGAGAACACGCTCACCGTGACCACTAACTACACACTCAGCTCTTCCAACAATGCACACAGTGTTGGCCCGATAACCATTAACAGCGGCATCACCGTCACCATTCCAAGTGGTGCAAGGTGGGTTGTGCTTTGACCTAAAGGAAAAATATGTCCTCAGTAATTATTTCGGGAGACACCAGCGGGGCTATCACAGTATCAGCGCCTGCTGTTGCTGGTACAAACACACTGACACTTCAAGCCGCCACTGCGACAAATGCTGTTAATACATTGGCAACAGCGGTTGCGTCTACATCAGGTACAAGTATTGATTTCACTGGTTTGCCAAGTTGGATTAAGCGAATTACTGTGATGTTTAGTGGGGTGAGTACGAATGGAACAAGCAATTTACAAATTCAAATAGGGGCTGGGTCAGTTACAACATCTGGCTATACTTCTGGGGTCTTTCAAAGCCCTAATGTGGCAGTAACAGCTACAACTGGAATTATTGTTACAGGTTCAAATGCGGCTTCATATTCTGTTGTTGGTTCTGTTATTTTGACACTACAAACAGGAAATTCTTGGGTTTCTAGTGGTTGTTTATGGGTAAATACATATTCTGGCTCTGTAACTAATGGGGGCTCTATTGCACTTGGTGGAACATTAGATCGTGTTCGCATTACAACAGTCAACGGCACAGACGCATTCGATGCTGGCACTATCAACATTCTGTACGAAGGATAATCATGTCAATACTTGCTTTAACTTCTGACACGCTGGTCACTGCCGCATCTGGGCAGATTGAATACAACGGTCAATTCTTTGGGACTGACAGCAATGCGTCACGGGCGCAGATGCAGAGGATTGTGCAGGCTACTGCTCAAGCAACCACAAGCGGCACAAGCAAAGATTTCACAGGCATCCCTGCGTGGGTGAAGCGGATCACTGTGATGTTTAATGGTGTGAGTACAAATGGAACGAGTAATTGGCTTGTTCAGTTAGGCGATTCTGGCGGCATTGAAACTACAGGGTATTCTGCAAGAGCAATAACGCTTACAAACAATAGCAGCGCAACATCAACGGCAGGTTTAATTTCAACGGTTATTGTTGCAGCAGCTAACGCTACAAGCGGTTCGATCATAATTTCTTTGTTGGACTCGACTACTAATACATGGGTATCTCAAGGAAACTTGTTAGACCCAACAAACTATTTACATACCGCTAGTGGTGTCAAAGCTCTTTCGGCTACTTTAGACCGCGTCCGCATCACCACCGTAAATGGAACGGATACTTTCGATGCGGGTAGCGTAAATATCATATATGAGGGTTAAATCATGAGCACAGTAATCGATGGTTCAGCAAGCGTCACGATCAACAATGGTGCGGTACTGGGGATTACCTCTGGCACTGCTGTTGCCAGCACATCAGGTGTAAGCGTTGACTTCACAGGTCTGCCGAGTTGGGTGAAACGAATCACTGTAATGTTTAACGCAATTAGTTTGAGTAGTACATCAAGTATTCTTATTCAATTAGGAACAGGATCAACAACTTACACAACAACTGGTTATGTTGGTGGTGGGGCAAGATTTGGCGCGTCATCTGTTGCGTCTGGAACATTTACAACAGGATTTGCTCTTAATAATTCAACAGCCGCTGCTTTGATTGGTGGAAATGTGACTATCACCAATGTCACTGGAAACACATGGTCTGCCTCTGGTATGTGTGGTGAAACATCTGGTGAATTTATGTGTATGACAGGCGGTTCAGTACCTCTTGCCGCTGCTCTTACTGCGGTACGCATTACTTCAGTTAGTGGAACTGACACCTTTGACGCTGGCTCAATCAACATTCTTTATGAAGGCTAAACCATGACACACAGAATCGTAGTTAATGTGCAAACAGGTGAAACCACACAAGTTGAGTACACCGCTGAAGAACAGGCGGCACATGATGCGGCAGTAGCGGCACAAGCTGCGGCTGAAGCAGCAGCGGTTGCCGAAGCGCAAGCACTTGCAGATGCGGCGGCAGCAACACCAGCGCCAAATGAGGCACAGTGATGAACGATGTAGAGAAAGAATTCGCCATCCATCAGGCGATTTGCGATCAACGATACGCCGCGATAGAGAAAGCATTTGTCGAAGGCGACAAGCGCATGACTCGCATTGAGTATCTGCTCTACATTGTGATTGGTGCGGTGCTCTTAGGACCTGGCTTTGTTGGAACGGTTATCAACAAACTCATAGGCGGGTGAAATTGATCCGATCAGCATCTGTCTGCTTGCTGCTGGACTGGTTAAAAACATCCAAGCTGGCTGCGAGTTGTACAAGCAGGCCAAAGAGTCCTTTGTTGAGATTAAGGCAACGGCTGATGAAGTCATCGCCATTGGCAAAGAGGTTCACGGCTTTTGGAATCAACTGTTGGCGTTCTTTGGCAGCAAACCAAAGCCAGTCGCCACAGCAAAGCCTTTGGCGAAAAAGAGGCAAGCCTATGTCGCAGTTGACGAGACTCAGGTCAAGATTGACATTGTCAAAAACCTGACCGAATTTTTCAAGCTACAAGAACAACTGGCCGCGCACATCAGGGAGGAAGAAGAAAAAAGCCAAACTGTCTACGATCCAGATCAAAACTTGATGGAGGCCGCGCTCAAGCGCGTGATGGCACAGCAAGAGATGGACAGGTTGGTCATTCAAATCCGAGAGACGATGGTGTATCAGTCACCGCCAGAGATGGGCGCACTGTACTCCGAGGTCTTCAAGATGCGCGAGGTCATCTCAGAGGAACAGGAAAAGGCTAGACTCAAGGAGGAAGCAAAAAAGCGGGAAGCGGCATGGCTACACAGGCAAGAGGAAAGAAACCTCCAAGCAAAGCTGGCAGCAGTGGTGGCGACTTCTATCTTCCTCCTTTACCTGTGGCTGTGGCTGTGGTTCGTAAGTCATTGGGGGAAGAAATGATTGGCTGGATTGCGGCTTGCGTACTGATTGCCCTGTTGTTGCCTTTGATGGCGGTACTGTATTTGGATGTCTTGGAAACGAAGAACGAGGCCAAGGCACAGGTTGAAAAAGTGGAGAAGCTACGCCGCGAGATTGAGTCGCAGCAGCGAAAGGATAAAGATAAATGAATCTGTCTGAAATTTTGGTTATGTCGGTATTGTTGGTGGCGTTGACTGGTTGTGATGACCGCTACCGTTATCCATGCCAAGACCCACTCAATTGGGAAAATGCTGAATGCAAACCTCCCATCTGTACCGCCGCAGGTACTTGTCCTGAGTTTTTAGTCACACCTGAAAAGGAGAAGAAATAATGCCAACAGTTGGATACAAAGCGAGTAATCGGCTCAATGCCGACGAGATTGAGGTGAGAGTTTGGGCATTCGTAATCGTGGTCTTGGTGACTATTCTTCTCGCCTCCATGGGTATGTTTCTCTATTCAGTTTCATTTGTCACACAGCCAATGAACGGCAGTATGGCGGCGATTGACAAGGTATATACACAGCAAATTTCCACCATCATGGTGTTCATCACTGGTGTACTTGGCGGCGTGGCTGGACGCTCTGGTGTCAAGGCTATTGCCAATGCCAGTGCCAAGGCTGAAGCCACTGACAACGATGAGCCACCAGCGCCATGAGTTTGCTTAACCCTTGGGTGATACTCGGCATCGTCATGGCGGTGCTGAGTAGCTTTGCCGGTGGATACTACAAGGGAAAAGATGCTGAGTATCAGCGCCAACAAATCGAGATTGCGGCGCTTAACGCCAAGGCGAGGGAGACTGAGCAGGCCATGTCCAAGGTGGCGCAGACTTATGGTGAGACATTACGAAAGGCGAACAATGCTGCAAAAGCTAAAGAAAACAAGTTGCGTGCTGATCTTAACGCTGGCACTTTCAGCCTGCGGATTCCTGTCAAAGCGCCAGCCTGCCCAGCC